AACATGGTATTCACGGTTAAAACGGTTAATGCGCGTGTGCAACAGAATAGGCACTTGGAACAGCTCGGATCGTGAAGGTGTTGGCACAGCTCGTGCCTGCCAACGGTTCAACACCGGGCCTTCTGTTGCCGTCGAGCTGTCACGTTTCAAGGTCAATTTAATTTTGGCTTCACGGAACTGTGTGTCTGGCCCCGTCATTGTTTTAGACGTAGACGCTTGGCTTACCGCAGAACCCAACACTGCGTAAGCTGCGCCGTCATATCCGTAATTTACATCGATCTCGCCGTTTAACGACTCGTATTCGAGGTCAAAAAACGCCAAGAATTTGGGGTCTGCGATACCCCAACGCCATGTCCCTGTCTCACAAAAGCCTTCTGACACTAGGTTGGCTGTGTCTTGCACAACGACACCGACACCCGAAACCGTGAACACCTGCTTTGAACTCAGAGTAGTCACGCTTTGCACTTCGCCCTGCCCGGTGTACATGAGGTCAGGTGCGGATGCAGGCACATTCGGGTCAACGAAATGCGAAAGGTCTATACGCCCGAGTCCAGTTTTTGCTGAGGTGTAGTTAGTGAAACCAATCCAAATGTATTCTTGGTGGCCGTCAGCGGTAAGGACTGGGTTGGGTAGTGAGATTGTTTGCCCTACTACAAGACTTGCATCTGAGTCAGGTGACGCATAGCGGAAGCCTTCGTTGGTGCCGATGATGACAAAACCCAGATAAGAAGAAAGCGATTTTATTTCTTCACCGACTGGTAGCTCGGCAGCAACTACAGGGGTGTCGAGAGTTCCGTCAGCCTTCAAAGTAATTTTGTACACCATCGATGTTTGGCCAGAAAAACCTGCACAGTAAATTGCGTTTTGTCCAGAAGCAAATCCCGTCCATCGGAACTTGCTGTCGGGGTGCGTAAAATCGGCTGTCGGGTTGTTACCTGACGGATCGAACCACAGTTTTGCCGAGTCGTGTCCACCAGCAATAAGTCGTCCTTTGGCATAACCGATAGCACCGAACTCGACCCCGTATGCTTGCGAAGTTCCTTGTAGGGCGTGTGTTCCACCGTCTACTTTGTTGATGCCCTGCGTTGAACCTGTGCCAGCGAAGACGACATACGCGTCATCACCAATAGTTTGTAGGTCTCGGACCGCACCTGTGCCGGTGATTGTTGTCCATGTTGGCGAAGAGGCAAAAGGATCGGTTGAATACTTGATGTTTGAACCGTCACTGCAAAACAGCTCGTCACCGACGACAGCCAAAAACAGGTTTGTGCCACTGGTTGACAACGACACTTTTGTATCGTCAAGCAGCGTGAGTTGACCTTCAGTCCACACATCGACACCCAATGAATCGTTGAAGCGTTGCACGTTGCTGTCGGGCAGGTCACCGTACTTCTGGTTGAAACCGAAATGCCAAGATGTCTGACCACGCCTCCACAAACCCTGCGGGTTGATCGAGGTTTCGCCAGGTATCTCCGCTTGGTCAACTGAGTCACGCAACCGTGCCTCGAACGTGCGGGCATACCGCCCAGAGGCAGTGTCTAGAAGGTACGGACGACCATCAATTGACACCGGAAAAATGTGGGGCACCAGCTCTGATGCGCCAGAGATACCAGTGAAGTATGACGGTCCACCCGTGAACGCTGTGGTGTAGGTAATCAGCGACATCGCTGCCTACTTTCGGATACGCAACGGGTACTGGCGGTTCAAACGTGCGGCTTCAGCGATTACTCGGTCACGACGCAAACGTTGCAACTGCAACATCGAGTTGGCTACTGCGCCTGACGGCACTTCTTCAGCCCGCCGGGTGTCGCCCTGCGACTCGGTAAAGTTTCGTTTGATTTCACGACCAGCCATCAAACGGATTTGTGCGCCTAACGCAAGCACATCATCAAGGAAGTCGGAGCCTCCAACAGTGCTAATAGTGTCTGATTCGCTGCTGAACTGCCCGTACGGTGCCCGATAGAGCACACGCACTGTGCCTGCACGAACAAGGGTGTCAAACGCAAGCACATAACCGGACGCAAAGTCTGAGGTTGGCATATCTGACAGCAGGCGGGTGTCACGGATGATGGGGTAGTCGTCTGACAGATAGCGGTAGCGCACATCAATCAGGTTCAGGATGTCGGTTGCGCCCGTGATGTTGACCATACGGTCACTACCGTTGTACGCAATATCGACAGTTTTGACTTGGAACAAACCGTTGAGAGGCGAAGACAAGTCAGCAAGATCGGCGTTTAACTGTTGCAACACTCGTGCCCGTGGGAATCGAGGGTTGACAGTCACGATGTCAGCAGCAGAGTGCGAAGCAGCCGTAGTGCCATTGAAGCCACGCTGAACGACAGCGGACTTCGCAGACGAGTTGACTGTCCACACATAAAACTGTTCTGAACCGATCTCGAATACTGTGCCTTCACGCAGACCAGACAGGGCAAATTCGAACGTGACTGTGGTTGTGGACGCGTCGATACCCGCCGCAACCCTATTACGTTCTTCTACCGTTCCTGCCAACAGTTCGCCAGCAACACGGTCAATAAGTTGACCTGCTGTAGTCACTTCTTCTTCTTATCCGTCCGCTTTCTCTTCTTCTTGGGCTGCATACCGTATGACCCAGCGGGCTTCTTTTTTCCGTACGCCATCATCGCTTCTTTCCCATTTTCATTTTGGACTCAGCCGTTGACAGCGCAGGACCAAAGGACCTGTCGCCCGGACCATTTGACTGAGCGGACTTACCGCCCTTTTTCTTCATGTAAACGCCACCGTAATGTGCCATGTCATTTCTTCTTTCTGCTGTGTAAACCGTGCGAAGCGTATTGCTTGCCGGACCTGGTTGCTTTGCGTTTTTTTGCTGTTGCAGCCGCCAACTTGCGACGACCTGCTGCTGTTTTCTTTAACTCGTCAATCTTTTTCTTTGGTGCATAAACCTCACCTGAGGCTTTCGAACCTTGCGTTGATGGACGACCAGACGGTGTAGTCCAATCTTGTTTCGTCCACTTGTCCAAAGACTTTTGTGACTTCGATTTAGCCATTACTTGCCTCTGCTCTTGCGAGCCTTCTCTTGCGCTGTTTTGCTTAGGCCACCGTAATGGTAAACACGCTTGCTTGATGCTGTATGAGAAGCTCCAGTATGGATCTCCCCATTTGACATTTTGTGAAACTTGCCGGTATACGGTTTGCCATCTCGAAAATACTTTTTAGCCATTAGTTTTTGTATCCTCCACCAGCGGCCTTGTACCGCTTCGCTAACATCTGAGCTTTACGAGCAGACCACTGACCGGGCCTACCGCCCTTACCACCAGCCTTGATCTCGTTAAACATACGTTTCCGCATCGCAGGCTTCGTGTAGTTCCCGGCCTCATTGACACGGGATTTTGACTTCTTCGCTACCATGCTTTACAACTCCAGTAACGAGCTTTGGTTTTTGGACCAGGATTGTCACAGTTATGACGAGCATCAAACGACTTTTTGCGAGCAGGATCTTGTTTCTTGATCTTCATGTTCGGGTCGCCAAACATAACTTTCTTTACTTTCGAGCCGTCTTTGACATACACCAAAGACTTCTTGCGACCGTACCCTGGTTCGCCTTTACGGATACGGCGTGGCGAGTTCAACTCAACGGTTTTGCCTTGATACACAGCCATGCCAAGATTGTACTACAGAATTCCGGTCACAACCTGTGAAGAATGGTCTGCTTTTTTCTCAATGTTAGCTGCGCCATCAATTTTTGCTGGCTGTAAACCGTCTTGTTTCAGGCGTTTATAAGCGTCCATATCTTTCGACCACTGTCGTTCCGTGGCCTCGATGCGGTTGTTGTCCTGTTTTCTGGACGGCATAGAAGACGCAGCGAATGACACGCCTGCGATCCTGCAACCAAAACAGCCTTCGACATCAAGCGTTGGATGTACTTCACGATGTTTCATAACTATGAAATATAACTCCCGTACCCTGCCGCAGTGAGACTTGATGCTTCGTCAGCAGATACTTCGTGTTCGTGACCACCGTGGTAAGTGATGACGATTGTTGACATATCTGACGGTTCATTGTCAACGTAAGTGCCGTCGCTGAGTTTGTATATGTTGCGTCCACGAGGGTTTGCTTGGAAGTGGCGAAGAAGGTTGTACGCCAAACGTTGTTCCTCTGTGAACGGGATCTCTATGTCAAAATCTGCAAAGTTATGCAGCAAGTCTGTTGGTGGTATGAATGTTGCCATTAAGTCACCTCGTATCCTGCGGCTACTAGATCAGTTTTTTCTTCTGCGGTCACAAAGTTGTTGTGGCCTCCAAAATAGATTTTGGATACACGACTGTCGTCCCGTGGGTCCACTGAGGTAAATGTGCCGTCGGTAAGTTTGTACAGGTTAAGTCGGCGTTTGCCGGGTTCCATGAAGGAAAACAGTCGTCCTGCTGGTGTTTGATCGTAGTAGCTCGACATCGGGTAATCGGCTTCTGCGGGTGGCCGGAAAATAAAACTTTTTGTAAAGGTCGCTGCGATGTCTGCCCCGGTGCCTAAGCCTGTAGCTGCACGTTTTGACACTTTTGCTCCGACCGCACTCTGAGTGCCTGCGCCTGATCCGGTTGCGGTGCGTAAATGTTTGTGCAGGCCGGTTGCTGTTTGGCTACCTGCGCCAGAGCCGGTGGCAGTGCGTAGAACTTTTCGTAGTCCAGTTGCGCTCGATGCCCCGGTACCTGAACCTGTTGCTGCCCGTAGATGTCTGTGGAGGCCGGTGGCTGATGACCCGCCAGCTCCTGATCCTGTTGCTGTGCGGATTTGGGTGTGAAGTCCTGTGGCGGTGTCGCCTGTAGTTGCTCCACCTGAGCCTGTGGCTGTCCGTAGTTGTTTGTGGACGATTGCGTTGAGCGAGCCGCCCGTGCCGGACCCGGTTGCGGTCCGCAGGTGTTTATGTAACCCGGTAGCCGTTTGCGTGCCTGCACCCGAACCTGTCGCAGTACGACTGACAACAGTGAAACCGTTGCCGCTTGCTGACGAGCCGCCTGTACCTGATCCCGTAGCAGTGCGGGCATGGATTTGCGCTCCGTTGTAGGTGAGGTTCGCAGCATTGTAGGTAAACCCGCTGTCGTTGTATTGGCGGGCCATCGCTTACGACTCCAGTGCGGCGATACGAGCCTCTAGCGCATCAATCTGGGTTTTCTGACGTTGAACCACATTAATTAGGTGCGGAACAATGCGGTCGTACTCGACGGACTCAGGTTCCGTTAAAACCGACTGCGGGTATTCAATGTGTCCGTCCTCGTCTTCTGTGCCTTCGTAGTCTGGGTCAGGACCAAAGTGAACTAAACGAGGTTCGATTTCTGCGACTTCTTCAGCGATTAAACCGTAGTACGAATATCCTTCAGGATCGTTACCTGTTGCGGACTTGTACCAAACTGGTCGCAGTTTGAAAATCAGATCGGCGTACTCGTCTTCCAACGTTTCAATGTTGCTCTTGTATTTCGCTGATGAAGTAGACCGATAAATAGAATTGTTGCCTGTGCTGATACGCATGTTTGCAGACGAACTGGTTGTCAGGGCCACAATCGTTGCAGAACGAACAACATTATTTACAACTCGGAATGATTCTGCTCCTGCATCGGCGTGAACTCTAAGCGAACCCTCCTCGCTTGAACCGCCAACATCCAAAAGATCGTTAGGGCTGTCTGTGCCAATACCAACATGCCCTAGATTGTCGATCGTAATTCGATCCGTACCGTTAGTGCGTAATTCTAGATCGTCGGTTGCATGGTGATAACTCATACCACCGACAGCATCACCCTCTGGGTCAACAAAACGAATAAACGCAGACACATTGTTCGGTGTATTAATCGCAATACCCGAGTTATCACTGCCCTCAATAATTAACTTAGCAGCACCATTTTGGCTGGTTACGCCAGAACTACCACCCACAATATGCAAACTGCGAGCAGGGCTGGTTGTACCGATGCCGACACGCTCATTAGCGTCATCAATCTTAAGCGGCGCACCATCCAACAACGCCAACTCAATAGCCTCAACAGCATCATTCACATTCGTATGCTGTGCCGCATGATCCGGCGAATCCAGCGTGTCACTGGACGTAGGATTAGTCAGGCTGTCCTGAGAAGTCGGAAAGTTCGTTGCCATCAGTCAAGAGTGATCGTCAACGAAGTGATCTGAAAGGTGTCGCCAGCCGTCAACGCAGCAGACGAAGCCAACGCCCCAGACCACAAATTGTTGCCACCAGTCGAAGCATCCCACAACGACCAATGCGTCACGGTCTCAGTAGTAGACACATTTGTCCACTCCACGGTGCCAGACGAAGCCAACGAACCAGACGAAGCCGCAGAAAACGCCACGACCTTACGAGTCGTTTCCGTAGCCGCATTAGCAGTCGCATCCTCACCAGGGTCACCAGTGTGCAGCTTCAAGTAGGCGTTCGAAACGGAGAAGGCTGTACCACGGAGCGTGTCCAGCAACTTGTTTTCAGCGTAATTAGAAATGCTCATTATCTACTCCCAGTAGTTGTCACTAAATAATAGCACCCCAGAAACAGCGAAGCCCCCCGCCGAAGCAGGGGGCCACGCCTTAGGGGGAGCCAGATCAGCTGTTTGCGCCGATGCTTGACGATGACTCGATGCGGCGAAGCGCAGCCTCGCGGAATCGGCCATAGCCACCGAGCCAGTACCAACCGATTGGCCGGAAACGCTCGAGGCTGTCTGTGATTGGACCACGAACGATCTTCGGAAGAGGACCGTTGCCGTCTGTGATTGAGTGCGCCTTCGCAAGAGCCTGACGGCCCATGACCAGGGTTCCGTACACATCGATGGTTCCGGCTGAACCTGAACCGTTTGATGCGTTAGCGAACAATGGTGCGCGTGCTGTTTCAATGAAACGGATGCCTTCGAAGGCACCGATCTCACCGTTGTAGATGAATTCGGTGTCAACGTAAATGTGTGGGTCACGCCATGCGGCAGCTCCGGTTTCTGAACGGAGGTCATAGGAAACATCGGGGTGGATGTAACCCATGTACATTCCGTTGAAGGTCGGAACGTTTGCGCCACGAAGTTGGGCGGTCACCTTACGGAGGTCGTCGGCAGCGATTTCGTCTTCAACTGCAACAGTGGTGCGTGAAGTTGGGTCGCTGGAACCGCCGGTTCCGTAGTTGACGTTTGAACCTGCTTCAAGAACAGCCTTGACAACGCTGTCAACCGACGCACCGGCGTTGTAGCCGATGACGTTCGCTGCAACCGTGTCAACGTCGAGGAACGAGGTTCCACGCAGTTTTGCGGTCGTTGAAACGGCGTTACCGTATTCAGCGAGAGTCACCGACACTTGGCTGTCGCCCATTGCAACAGCGGTAACGTCGGAGGTTTCGGTCAGGGTTGAGGTTGCTTCATCGAGGTCGTTGAAGATGGTGAACGTCACTGCGCTACCAGGCATTGCCTGTTGTACCGGCTGAACGTCTGCTACTGCGTCAAAAAGCAGCTCTGAACGGAGTGCGAAATACGCAAGCCGATCAAATGCCGCCTGATCGACGGATACTGATGATTGTTGGGTAAATGCCATTAGGGATAAATTCCTTCCGGGAAAGGAAGCCCCCTAAAGTTAGAGGACTTCGGATTGTGCTCGGGCTTCGTCCAGCAACTTTTCGACTTCCGCTTGTGACCTTGCTTGCGAAATGCGTGTAACGAAATCGACCTGTGGTTCTGTTTCTGAACCAGCCGCAATATCGTTAGTGCGGTTCCACGTTCCGGCTTCTTGCTTGATGCTTTCGGCCTGGGTGTCTTTGAGAAGTCCTGCCTCGATACCTGCTTCACGGATCGCATCAGCGTTCAGCTCACCATCGTATGCTTTCACGAAGTATTTGGAGATCGGCAACTCAGGGTCAATACCTGCTTTGACGAACGCCAACTCCCGTGCGGCACTTGAGGCTGCCTCGGCTTGCGCTCTCAGTTCAGCGTTTTCAGCTTCCAGCAGTTTGTTCCGATCGCGTAACGGGTTTCTGCCTTCTTGCTCTTCAGAATCGAAGTCGCTGTCCATATGTACACTCCTTTGCCCAATCACCACCCGGAGGCAGATGGCGACGCTGCTATGTCTCCCTTATCGGGGTTCCTGCCCACGGTGGGCATCGGAACAACTATAGCATGTTATTGGAGTCCTGTGAGTTCTGCGCCTTGACCGGCAAAACGACCGCCGCCTTCGAACTGTGCTTGACGTTGGCGAGCACGCTGGCGTAGGCGTTGAGCAGCTCGTGGATCTGTTCCGAACACTGCGCCGAGTTGTTCTTCTCTAGTGAAGTCTCCTGTTTCCTGCGTTGTTGCTTGGAACAGTTCTTGTGCCTGCTCAATGGCTGCGACGCCTGCGCGTGCGGTTTGTTCTGTGACACCTTCTCCTGCGAGCTGTTCTGCTTCTTCAGCAGTTAGTTGCATCCCGGCTTGTACTGCGCCTCCGGCGACTTGTGCTGCTTGTGCTCGTCGAAGAAGGGTTGGTGTCGCACGCTCTGGGTCAAGGAAGAACGCTGCTAGATCGCCTTCTCCGACTCCATACAATTCTTGCATTTGCGAAACGACGGTTGGGTCGGCAAAACGTACCTGTTCGTACCCTTGATTGACCCGTTCTGCGAGTTCGGCTGGGGACACGTCGCTACCAATTAGGTTTTGCAGGTCTTCTGAGCTGTCGTAAAAATCTCGTGGTAAACCAGATGCTCTCATGTACTGTCGATAGGTGTTTTCTAGCGCAACGTACTCTCGTTCCGACAGGACGTTTAGACCGGCGTTGCGTCGCTGTGTGTTGCCAGCAAAACGTGTTTCGTATGCAGGTTGTAGACGGATTTGTGACATCAAGACATTTGAATCGACTACATCGTTGTCAACAATGTAGTTAGTAACAAAATCTGATAATTCTGTCAGCCCGTACAGTTCCAGGAGTTCGTTGATGATGTCGAACGCTGACTGTTGCGCTTCGGTTTCGAGCATACTCATAGTTAGATCCTTCCAAACAGGTTGGCAAGTTCATTGGCGACGCTGTATGCCTTGTTTTTGGCTTGATCGGTGAACTCGTAGCCAAAGGAACGTGTTTGACGCACATAATCATTGAACTCAGAAAAGTTCATTGGACGCTTTTCGCCTTTGCTGTCCTCATAGGTGATGGCTTTCGCCCAGTCAGGTGATGTAAAATCGATGCTGTCTGCGTCAATTTCAAGCAGTCTTGCAGCGTTTTGCTTGTACGGGTCCACAATTTGCTGGAATGTTTCGCCTGCATCTAAACGATCTGCGACCGATGGAAAAAGGTTTTTTGCTTGTGTAAGCGCATATTGCTGGAATGTGTCCTGCGTTTCTGCGCCGACCGCAATTTCGCTGACAAACTGATTGAATGTTCCTTCGGAAATTGCAACACCGTAATCGTTTGCAGTTTGGCGTAATGCTTGGCCGATGTAGCCTGCCCGAAGTTGAGAGATACCGGCAGTTGATTGGGTTGCTACGTCACCGATTGAGTTCAGCAAGAACTGTTGTCCCCAGCCCTGACGGAGGCTGTCGAGTGCTAGTTCTGATGCTGATTCTGCACTAATTCGTACGCCGAACGTGTCAAGCGAGG